TTGTACATCATCATCAGGTGTGGATACAGGCTATCCAGGTCAAACGAGGCCACCCAATCGTGCATACCAATCTGAGGGTCTTTTACATAGGCACCCTCAAACGCTGAATCTTTCTTCTGTATCTCTTTAGGCGGGACAACAATATTTTTCTCCAAGAGGTACGAATAGATAAGCGAATCCCACATACGAGTTTGTGCAAATACATCTTCATAGTTGGTCTTTGTATCATAGGCTAGAGTGAGTGCTAGTTCAATGAGTTTAAGTTTATCTTCAAGTTTTACGACAAGTTCCACATCTTTGATGTTATACTCAATAAATTTTTGATAGTTGAGCTTATACAACTGGTGGAGGTTGTCATACTCATCATAGGATATTTTTGATTCATTTAGTTCAACGCTTGTAATATGGTTCAGTGAATAGGATTCTTGTGATTTACCAGCAGGAGCATACCAACGGTACAACTCAATATAATCAAGAGCTGAGATGCCAGTCATGTTGTAGACCTTCTTTTGTTGGCCTTTATGTACGAATGACCTCTCCCACACATTATTCCATGGTGAGAGTTTCTTGGTGTCATCTTCACCAAGAATACGATTGAAACGATTAATCAAATATGGAATGTCAAAGTAGTCAATGTTCCAACCAGAAACAACATCGGGATAATTTGCCTGCCAATCTTTGAGAAAGGTCTTGCAAAGTGTCCATTCATCTTTACACTTCACATAGTTTTCATCACCTTGTTTTTCATAGTCACCACAACCATAAACTGTGATACCACCATTTAGTCGGCGAACAGCAATAGCCGTGATTGGCTCAGTGGCTTTATATGGATCTGGAAAACCATTCTCTGAACCCACCTCAATGTCAATGATTACGATTGATAGTTGGCCAATATCCCAGTCAATTGGTCCTCGGTGTTCATCAGCAATAAAGGCATACTCAAATCGGTCATTGCCATATATCTTAAAGTTTGCTACATCTTGGTAACTCTTTACAAAATCACGAGCATCACGAATTGTTTCAAATTGTTTAGCTTCAAGTTTCTCACCAAACAATGTTCTCCACGGAGTGTTTTTGTTCGTCGGCAAAAACAAAGTCGGCGAGTATTCAATTTTCTTGTTAACCCGCCGACCATTGTTTACACCTCGGTACAGAACATTGTTGCCTTGTACGGAAATGTTTGTGTAATATTTCATTCAGTTAGTATATCATAACTTTGGAATAGATGAGGCAATTTGAATGTTGCTGAAGATTTGTCGGTAATTATCTTCTAGTTCTTTTACCGGAGTAGAAATCATTAACACATTGTCCATTAAGAATTTGAAACCTGTCTTAAATTCTTCGGCATATTCAACGAAAGGTACAAACATAACTCCGGAACCTTCTTTGGTTGGTTGTAGAGCTACTTGTAACGGTTCTTTGACAATGATATATGATTGGTCAAAAGGTATTTCAACCTTAGCAATCAAGGTGTGGTTTGTTTTCAGTGTTACAAGTTTAATATCCATTATACATTTACCTTAGTGCTTTCTGGAAAAACAGCCAGTGTTACCCAGCGGCGTGGAAATAACATCTCACGGCCCTCAAAGTCCTTCATTTCATAAGTTGGATCTGGAATTAGACCAATGAGTTCTACCATGTTATCATAATCACGGAGAACCAAATCATACTTCTCAGCCCTCGGAAGGCTATGATTGAAGGCCATTTTCTTTGCTAGTTCACGAATATTCATACTTCTCCTTTTATCCAACATATTGACTAAAATTAGGTGGTTGCCATCCTTCGGGTTTCAAAACTTTACCATCTTCACGCTTCAAAACTTTTCTTGTTTCTGGATCAATCTTTCTTAAATTACTCAGTGCGCCTTCATCCCAAATTTTACTTACATCCCAGCCTCTTGATAGCATATACCCTGTGAGCACCCACATCAAATCAAAACAAGCATCAGCAATCTCAGTATCATTGTTTTGATTTTTAGCTGTAAGTAACTCACTGAATTCCTCACCAATCAACTTCATATACAAACTTGACTGAGGCACATTGTACCCCAGCGTTGTTTGACCTGCCGCTTCCATAAATATTCGTACATCATTAAACACTGATTTCATTACAAATCTCCAAGTTAGTCTCCGAAATCTTCTAGGTAATAATCGTTCTTTGAAACACCACATTCTGGGCATCCAACTTCATCAGGTAAATAAATGAAATCAGATTCGGGAATACGATGACCACATACAATACAAACGTAATCTTTTTCTTTCTCCATTATAGACTCTCCAATACTTGTTTGTAGGCAATAGCGTGTTTTTCTTCAACCTTTTTTAGAGCTGCGAATCTCTTCTCAGCCAACAAAAGACGTTGTTTAAATTCGGCAGCATGTTCTTTTGATTCGGTGATTTGTTGACGAAATTCAGCAACAGCAAAGTCTTCTGATTCTTTGACTGCTTGTTCTAAAAATTCAGGGTACATTGTGGTGAATTCATATGTCTCACCCTCAATGGCCTTTTCTAGTGCCTGTTTTGTATTGATTTTACCTAACAAGAGTTCTAAGTGACCCCATGCGTGTTTGATTTCTTGGTCGGCAGTATGTTCAAAGTGTTTGGCTACTTCTTCAAACCCTTCTTGGCGAGCTATCTTAGCAAAATAACGGTACTTGATATGAGCCATTGATTCGCCGGCCAATGCACTCTCAAGATTTTTAACGGTAACTGACATTGTATTCTCCTTTCATCATCAGTTCACAAATACTTATTCATAGAAAACGTCAATAAAGACATTACCGATGATGATATTTTTCTATCTCAGTAATTATTTGGAGCAATAGGAAACTTACGAATAATAAGTTTGTCTTCTTCAACAAAACAATCTAATACATCTCCGACTTTCCAACCCATTTCATCCATAACTTCTTGTGGTATTTCAATAACAGCATCACCGTTATCTAATATCTCAAGCACTCGGCTTTCATAAGTTTTGTTAGACATTTTTTACCTCTATGTTGCACTTGTTTAAAAAATCAACACCATCAGTATTCCGATAGGTGTTCCGATAGTAAACAGATTTGATACCACTTTGATAGATAAGTTTAGCACAATCAAGGCATGGTGCATGAGTAATGAACATGGTCGCACCGTCACCTGATTCTGTAGACTTTGCTAACTTTGCGATACAATTTGTTTCAGCGTGGAGGACCTCTGGTTTAGTTTTTAATTGACTTGAAATACCGTCAACCACAATATCTTCACAATTATTATCCCAACCAGAGGGCATGCCATTGTAACCGATAGAAACGATACGATTATCTTTTACAATAATAGCACCCACATGAAGACGCCTGGCTGAAGACAATGCAGCGAAGACTTCAGCGGCGTTCATAAAAGCTTCAATGAATTTTTGTTTCATACTTCAATGAGAACTGGAAAAAATGGATCTTCCTTATCGGTGCCACGTTCATAACCAACATAACCACGAGCATTTGATACGATGCGAGTAGAACCAATCATATAATCAAACTTGTCGTGTGTGTGACCATGAACCCACACTTTGATTTGCGGATGACTTAAAATAAATTCGTCTAAATCGGAACTGTAGGCGCCGCCAACAATCAAATCTTTTTCATAGCCAGGTTTTGTTGACTTCTTAGATGGAGCATGATGACCAACCACCACAAATGTTCCTGTTGGATTACCGGTGATAGTATCATCAATCACTTTCAAAAAGGCCCTATGGTCTTCAACACAATCTTCTGGTGAAAATTTAGAATATCTTTGTTGAAAATTACCTTTGGTATCTTTGAATGAAGTAGTCTTGTTGCTGTTTTGTATGATACGAAAATCATTCATCAGGTACGAAATCTGATTCATGGTTTTTGGATCCTCTTTGTTCATATCAGTCCAAAGAGTACCACCAATAAAAGTTACATTGTTGATTGTAGCAACTTCTTTATCCAGAAAATCAATAGAGTTTATATCACAAGCCTCACGGAGTAACTCATGTGAGGTTGCAAAGTCACCATTGTA